AACTATCGGTACCGACTAAACGATACAGCAGATACAAAGTATAACGTTATAGCTCAGTCATACGATGATCAAGATTCTGGAAACTTCTACACAGGGGCTACCGACGCCGATGTCCTTATTGATGGTGGCTTTGATGACCAAGGAATTCCACTAGCCTTTGTCTCTAAAAAAGAAAAAGAAAGAATGCTATATTCTTTAGAAGATTGTTTTGGTAGGTTTCGTCCAAGATCTGGTATCAATAAACTACGATATTTTGAAAATAAGTATTCTCATCACGACACCTTAAACCTAGCCCGTCGCCCAAGATACTACATGGCAGATAAAAAGGATAGTTTTAAATACTGGTCATCGTACAGGACAGAAGACGGTATCGAAAGAGGAATCTCAAACCTATCAATCAATGGTCAAAACTACATTGAGGATGCTGCACCGTTTGTGGTTTATGAAACTCCTGTTCCAGCAAACCGGATTGTTGTTAAGATGCAAACAAATGTGGGGGACATAGACCTAGGCCCCTTTACAAATTCTTCTGGGACCTTTGATGACCCCCTGTATGGAGACCTAAACAAGACAACGCCAATCCGATGGAGAATCCAGTACCTAAGAGACAACTCTTGGGTAGATGGCGCATCGTTTAACGAAGGCTCTCTAAGGACAGACGGGACTCCTGTCGTAGGCCCAGATGGATATGTTGAACTGGCTTATGGGATGATTGTCCCAGAAGATTACAGAGGAACCTTTAAACTAGAAAAACAATTAACCTCTTTGACACTATTGCCAAATCCAAGCGGTATGCTAGATGGAACTGCATACTTGGTCACTGAATTGGAGACACAGGCAGGAACTGTTCATATAGTTAATAATAATGAATTTGAAACATTTGAAGCAAAATATGGGTGGGATCTTTTTGAGAACATAAGCAGGGCGACCAGCTTTGTGACAGACCTAACTTCCCCATCGTTATTTACCAGTAGTACAAACATGTTTCCTGCCTATAGAGAATTTGAGAACGTGGGTGGTCTGAGGGTAGTCGTAGACACAATGAACAAGTTCGACACCACCTTTGATCTGATTGAGCTTTCTCCCAGGCTAGTTGTTGATTTAAGTGATAAGGTTACCTCCTTTTCTGTCAATAAGAGTGCTTCCGATCTTGGAGTAAGCGGCTTACCTGTTGGGCAACTTCTTGCAGCCACGGGTTCTCTAGAAATCTTTGATTTTGACCAGGCATTCTTTAAAGAAAACAAAGACAGCATTATCTCGGCATATACTTCTCAGAATATACAGATAAAGCTGTATGAAATTGTTGTAGATGTTAATGGGGCAGACTTCTTTGTTCCAATAAAGACTATGTATTCTGAAGGATTCCCCACCGTAAGCAACTCTAATCGTCAAGTATCTCTAACTCTAAGAGACTTGTTTTTCTACTTTGAGTCTTCTACAGCCCCACAAATTTTAGTTCAAAATGCATCTATTAGCTATGCAGTTTCTTTGCTGCTAGACTCTCTTGGTTTTTCCAATTATGTATTTTTAAGAAATGAAGGAGAAGATGAAGAAGTTATTCCATATTTCTTTATAGAGCCAGACATCACGGTGGCAGAAGTTTTAAACAAAATTGCTAGATCTGCACAGGTGGCCATGTTCTTTGATGAATATAATAACTTTATTGTAATGAGTAAGAACTATATCATGCCAAGCTTAACAGAAAGAGCAACCGACGCAATTCTGCGAGGAACAAAAGACTTTGAAAAATCTGGGCTTATAAAAAATAGTTCTACCCAAGATAGCCTTGCTAATATTCTTGGGATCTCTTATAAAGACAACGAGGTCTTTAATGATGGAACAATAACGTATGCAACAAGGTACATCCAAAGATCTTTTAGTTCTATCAGGCAGGCAAGTCTTGTAGACAGAAGCAAGACCTGGATATATAAGCCAGCATTACTTTGGGAAGTTTCTTCCACAGAGAACACACGCTCAACAAATGATGAGATTTCTCAACAGTCTTCTTATGCCCTAGCAGCAATCCCGCTATCTTCTAATTTATCTAAAGATCTTCCATCGGTTAGTAACTATCAAATAATTAATAATACTATCGACCTTGGAGAGGGGGCCTACTGGATAACAAGATATAATGGATACTTTTACGCAAATGGAGAAGTCATAAAATATGATGCTGTTCAATTTAGCATCCCTGGCCTATCTGCAACAGAGCTAGCAGCCGACAACTCAGACGGGGACAATGTCTGGATTAGTAGCATTAGAGAATATCAGAAATACTTTTCTAAAGTTCCCTTTAATGGTAAAATTTATCCCACTGGACTCATAAGGGTCTTTTCTGAACCAAACTACGAGACCGTCTCTGGCATCACCAGGCTTGCTAACGGGGCAGTCAGTAAGCACGGTAGGGGTCAATTTGGAACAGATATCACCTCTCATGAGGCTGGCCTAAGCGATTACTGGACCAGTGAGGACACTGTTCGTGGTGTTCGAATGGAATCTAAATACCTTTTTGGGAACTATGACCTTGATGTTGAAACTGCTGTTGGCCCAGCCGGAGTAGACAACTCTAGGTCTAAAGAAATTGTTAGAACTGGACTTATTAAGAATTTTTTTGCTAGCGAGTTCTCAGAAGAAATAGAAAAAGATCCCACGTATCCTGCAACCATTCAGTCGTCTGCTCTTGTTTTGAATGGAACATCCTTTAACTCAGTTACCGATCCAATAAGCTTTGTCTCTTATGTTTATCGGCCATTGGAAAATAGGTTTAGGCACTTTGGGACTAGGATGAGAATAGTCGGACAGGTTGTCGATAGTGAGATTGCTGGACAAAATGCTTCTGGTCAATCTACATACTTTACTGTAACGGATGCCAGGACAGATCAAAGCACCACTATTGCTGGAGGCTCTGGAGGCCTTGCCGTAATGCTAAACCCAGAAACAAACAATGGCTACTATTTTGAGCTTGCGGCACTAACAGCCATTAACGTTTCAGACTATTCAAATGATGAAAACATCAACAACATGTTTTTCTATAAAATCAAACAACAGTCTGGGGATGATGGAACATTGGCTGCAATCCCAGAAAAGCTTTGGAGCGGTGTCGGAAATATTCTTGTTGACGATGGGAAGTTTACCGGACAGTCAAGGCTGTCTACTGAGACAAGCCCAACAGTTTATGATATCGCTGTAGAGTATAAAGATGTTGGAGAGTTAAGAAGGTTTTATCTTTATGTAAATAATGTTATTGTAGCTATTGTAGACGACCCAGACCCCTTGCCAGTATTTAATAATATGGCGTTATTTATTCGAGGGTCTGCAAAATGTATGTTTGAAAACATCTATGCTCTAACAGATAACTATAGCCAAAACTCTACCTTTGCCTTAGACACCCCCGTTAATTCTGTGTTTGGAAGTGACGAAATCAATGCAATCAAGTCTTTTCAAAAATATGCAATGAGTGGCCTCATCCAGTCGACCTATCTGTCTGGCATTAGCTCATCAGAACCTCCAAAATATAATATTTATTTTGAAGAGTTTGGCACAATTATGAGGGAGGCAGCTCACTTTGACGTCAGATATGATAAAGCCTACCCAGCACTCTCGGCACAGATTTCTCCAACATTCAATAGAATGAAGGGCTATACCATCTCGGGCTTCACCGCTGGTTCCTATGGAGCAGAGTTTTTAATCTTTAATAATACCGACAGTCTGTTAAACGTAGATTCTACAAGTGGGAACTACCTAAGAATCCAGGGCGTAACTTTCACCCAGCAGTCTGACCATGAGCTGTCTGTTGATGAATATTTTGAAAAAATTGGGAACCTTTCAGATCCAGAAATTAACAAAGATGTCCTAGTCTTGCCACCAGATAAGTATAAAGAAGACTATAAAGATATTAAGCTTAGTCGCATAACTCAGGGAAGAACTTCTTTTAGTATCGAGGCCCCATACATTCAAAGCCATGACAATGCAGACAGCCTAATGTTGTGGCTATCTCAAAAAATAATGAAGCCAAGAAGGTCTGTCGGAGTTGAAGTCTTTGGAATGCCCACCCTCCAGTTAGGAGACATTGTTGGTGTAGACTTTATAAATGAAAATGGGGTTAGTGAAATCTCCCCAATTGACTCCAGGTTTGTAATATACAGCATAGAGTATAGTCGGTCTGAGTCTGGGCCAAAAATGACAGTTTATTTAAGTGAGGTGTTATAGTGACAAGTGAAGTACAAGCTACTCCAGACTATCCATCGAATCAGTCTATAGGAGAGAGTAGTACCTCTGCGGCCATAAAGGTGGCCACCCCAGACCTAATCATAATTGATCCTGGATCCTTGCCTGTTGACATAATGACAGACTTGCTTTTTGAGAATATCGGTGGGCAAGAAATCATTAGTATTTCTAGGAATGATCTAGTCAATGGCCAGGATGTTTCTTATCAGCTAATTGGCAATACGGGACTTCTAGAGCGTAGATACAATTCAAATAATATTTTTAGTCTTCCTGGAACTTTAGACAAATATTTTGCTAACTTTTCTATTAGGCTAGATGTCCATATTCCTGAAAATGGAACTGGTCCAGAAGTATTCTCTGGTCAAAATCAGAGAGTCTATGTGGACAGTCTTACGGGAGACGTTGTCATAGATATAACAAACATGGAAACTAATGAAAGACTAGACGTTGAAATCTTAAAAGAAGGTTCCGTCGATGATGATACAATATATATGGAGGCATCTTGATTACCAATAAGGGAAGAAATATTTTAGCCAAGTACTTGATTGGTCAGGCACCAGCGTATGCCTCTTACTTAGCTATGGGCGTTGGGGCAAACCCACTGGGACCAACAGACTCTTTAGGCAACTATGCCAGTCAGGGCAGCCTAGAGTTTGAGGCTCTTAGAATTCCGATTACGTCAAGAGGGTATGTCTATGACGAAAATGGTGTGGCAAATATTGTTTTTGCTGGTGAGCTACCAAGTAATCAAAGATATCTTTTTACAGAAATTGGGGTTTACTCTGCTAAGTCCAATCCAGCCGCTGGAGGACAAGATAGTAAAATGATTTATACCTTTTCTACATCAGAAAATTGGGAGTACCATACTGAGCTGACAGCCGTAGGGATTGAGACAATAGTTGCACCACTAAACTTAGAGGTTGCTGGGTACACCATCGAAGTGGCAGATCCAGTCTTTAGAACAAACTCGGATAACTATATTTTTAATAGCAACATTAGAAAGCAAAGATTTGAAAACCCAAGATTTCTGGATAGAGCCCTAGTTATATCTGGGGCAACTTCGTTCTTGGAGTCCGATGGCACCAATCTCACCCTTAAAGCCAGGGGAGTGGGCGACCCATATTATGGCTCTCACATTCACCTTACTGGTGTCAGCCCAGACTTTAGTAAGAACTCAGCAGAAGATGAACTACGCCTAGCATTCTCTATATTAAGTAAAGATGATACGCCTTCTGGGCCTAGCGTTGGCGGAGTTAGAATCTTGCTAGAGTTTGCATCTACGGACTCAATCAACCCAGACAATTACGCCAGGGCTTCTATTGATCTTGGACCGGAAGACGTAAATTTTGCAGAAAATAGATACATAATTACGACTACCGCATTGAGTGATTTAGAGAAGAGTATTGGGTTTACGTGGAATACCGTTAATTCCGTAAAGTTCTATGTTATGGTCTTTGATACCATTACCGAAGAGCCGTCTTCAGATTTTTATGTGGCTTTAGATGGGCTAAGGTTAGAAAACGTAACCGCTCAGAACCCTCTCTATGGACTTAGCGGCTATACTCAAATTCTAACAGATACTGGTTTGCCTATTACAAAAGAGCCAAACTCTTCAAACATTGTAGAGTTTAGGTTTGGGATGGACGTAAGCTAGTGCCAAGGGGTCAAGAGCAGGTCAGGCTATCTAGGGCTGATCTCCCAGAACTTTCTAGGCTTGCAAACGGGAACTATGGACACATTGTTCGGTATAGAATTATTTCAGAAGACCAAAACAGGTTTTCTCACTGGAGTCCAATTACACAACTTGAAGTGCCAGCAGTTACTCAAGTTGCGGGAGACGTTGGAGTTGCTGGCAATATTATTCAGGTTGTCTGGGGCGACGAAGAGAATCGACCAAACTATGATGTTTTTGTAGACTTTGACAACTCTGGCTATGTCTATCACGGAACAACCCCAATACATACATATTCTTTTCTTTCAAATATATCTTACTCAAGTGTGAAAGTAGCTATACAGGTGGCAAGTATAGAAAAAGAGAGAGCTAGCAGCATAACAATATTTGAAAGTCCAGAGATTAATCTGGTAGAATTAAGCTAGGAGAAAAAATGTCAAAAATACCATTGCCAGAACGAGGACAGCCACTAGACCTGTCTTATATCTATCAGGTTGCAAATGCCGTTAATGAGCTGTCTTCACAACTTTCGCCAACAACTGGACGTTACACCAGCATTGATACAGCCTCTGCTGGGCAACAATCAGTCAGGACATCTGACGCAAGGATTGTTGGAGGGTACGTAACTGTTACCAATAGCTCTACTACAAGCCCAGACGGAGAGGGTACATTCAGTTATAATTTTAGTGACTTCAATTATGCACCAGTCGTTACTGCTACCCCCATTCTTATTGACCAGAACTCTACTGAGTCTGGAAAAGATATATCCATTGTCCTAACCAAAGTCACAAATAACCGTGTAGAAGGTATCGTAAGGTTTAACACCATTGGTGTTGCTTCTGTCGGTGTTAATCTTCTTATGGTTGGTATCCCAGTTTAGGGTATTTTTGTGGATAGAGAAGCTTATAACAGTGCTCCCGTAATTCCTGGGAGCACCAAGGTGTGGTTTTTAAATGGAGATCTTGTACGCAAATATCACTTTAATAGATCTAATGGTATTATGTCTGTTTTTAATGTAACAAAGGGTAGGCTAGAAAGCTGTCTAATCAGTGACTTTAAAAGAAACCGAGAGCGTGCTTACACCTTAATAGAAACAGCAAAGCTTATGTCTAGGCATCAAAAGCATTTGGCAAGGTTGGCTGTTCAGGGACTTATTCAGAAGCCAATGGGGGCTAGCCAAGGTGGGGCTCCAACCTGGGGGCTAAGGTCTTATTACTCAGAAACTCAGGTCAGAGAGATCCGTGATATACTTGCACTACAGTCACATGGTAGACCAAGAAAAGACGGCTTGATTACCAACAGTAACACTCCAACTGTTCAGGAGTTGACAAGACGTATGGGGGATGGTATCCTTACATATATGAGAACAGAAGACGGAAAGTTTATTCCGCTATGGACTGAGTCCATATAAAACTAAAGGGGTATGAGATGGATAAAAACGAAACTAAGGTTAAGATTGCTTTGGGTTACACCTTGAATCTTGGCAATTTTCAGTCACTCAGAATCGATCTTGGTGTTGAAGATTCTGTGCGTCAAGATGAGAATGTAGACGATGCATTTTCTCGGGTGTATGACTTTGTAGAACAAAAGCTAATCACCAAAATCAACGAAGCTAAAGAAGAAACTACAGACTAGTGGCAGACCGCAAAGACCGAATGGCTTTGCTCAGTCGCTACAGTAAGTTACATACGCTGCGTTATGAAGAAAAGCCAGTACACAACATTAACAAAGAGCAATGGGCTGCAGACGGCCTGATTGAGTCATATGGCATGTCTATGTGCTATGACCTAATGCAATACTATTTTGATGTTTCTCCTAATCCTAGTTGGGGATACTTTGCCAACTACGCTGATAAGATCATTGAAGCTAGGAAGCGTTTAAACCAAGATTTACAAGAGAGAGCCGAAAGGCAAAAGATGGCAAGGGTGTGGTTAAATGAGTAACACAGAAGCAAAGTTAATTTCTGCAGTATTAGAAGACAAGCAGGTCCACGTATTGCTACAGGCAAACGTAGACAATCTTCTTCGTACCCATAATGATGTCTGGCAGTTTATCAGAAACTACTTTGAGAGCAATCACTCAGTTCCGCCAGTTGGCCTAGTTGTAGAAAAGTTTAGAGACTTCGAACCACTTAAAGGTATTGGAGCGACAAAACACCACCTTGATGAGCTTCAGGTTGAATACCTAAACGATAGTCTTAAAGACATTCTACGTAATGCTGCCACAGAGGTTCAACTGGGGCAAGGCTCAGAAGCTTTAGAAAAGCTTATTGGAGAAACATCAGAGCTTAAGAAGAACACCTCTACAATTCGTGATATTGATGTGACAGATCTAGACTCTGCCATTGCTTTTTATGAGAACGTAAAGAAGCAGCAAGAGCTTGGTGCAATTGGGATTAAGACTGGCCTGCCAGGATTTGACGACTACCTCCCTTCAGGAATTATGCCTGGACAGCTTGGTGTCTTTCTTGCTTATCCTGGTATTGGTAAGTCATGGCTTTCGCTGTATTTTGCGGTACAGGCATGGAAGCAGGGCAGGTCTCCGCTAATCATCAGCCTAGAAATGTCTGAGACTGAAGTTCGTAACCGTGTATTCACTATTATGGGCGAGGGTCTCTGGTCACACAGAAAGCTTAGTGCTGGAGAGATCGAGCTAGACACTTTGACTACTTGGCACAAGAAGCATCTACAGGGAAAGCCAGAGTTCCACATTATCTCTAATGATAGTGGTGGAGAGATTACTCCATCGGTTTTGCGTGGAAAGATTGATCAGTACAAGCCAGACTTCGTAATTGTAGACTACCTTCAGCTGATGAGCCCAAACCAGAAGTCGGACAATGAGACTGTTCGTATGAAGAACTTGTCTCGTGAGCTTAAGCTTATGGCAATCTCTGAAGAGGTTCCTATCATTGCAATCTCCTCAGCGACACCTGACGACGTTACAAAATTAGACACTGTTCCAACCCTAGGTCAGACTGCCTGGAGCCGCCAGATAGCCTATGACGCTGACTGGGTGATAGCTTTGGGTCGGGGTAGCAATAGTGATGTGATGGAGTGTGTCTTTAGAAAGAACCGTAATGGGTTTATGGGGGAGTTCATGGTTCAGGTAGATTTCGATAAGGGTCTGTATAAGTATAAAGATGTGCAAGACTTTAATTAAATAAGCAAATGGGCTTTATAATAGATGAATGGAAAACATACACCACAAGCCGCTAAAACTCTTTAATTTAGAGGGAAATATCTACGATGATTCTATCATCTGGAGGTTGCGAATAGAGTATGCAGACTTACTAATTTCAGAGATGCGATTTGCGGGGTATGTTCCAAGGCTAGACATTGACGAAGACTTTACTATAGAGTATAATGAAAACATAAAAGGTTTTAAATTTAAGCTTTCAATGTATGGAATTCACGTAGGGAAGAGAAAAAGCGAATGGATATTCGGGGTAGACGGAACACTGGTCATTCCTATGCACCAGAGCAAATCAAACGAATCTTGGCAGGAAGTGGCGTAGACATAGAGTCTGAGGTAGACACAGACTTCATTATCTTCTGTCCGTTCCACGGCAATCATAGAACTCCAGCTGGAGAAATCGATAAGGTTCGTGGAACATTCTTTTGTTTCTCCTGCCACCACGTCGCAGACCTTGCTGAGTTCGTTATGCACCAGACTGGCAGAACTTACTTTGAAGCCATTAGGTTTATTAAGAGCAAGGAGGTAGCAACCAGCCTTGAGTCTGAAATAAATCAAAAACTTATAGAGAAGCCTATGTATGTTCAATATGATGAGCTGCAGGTAAAGAGGCTACACTCTACAGCGATAGAATCACCCCGTGCCCAGACATACTATAGTGGTCGCAAGATTACAGATAGCTCTATTAAGAAGTTTGGCCTGGGCTACTCTGACAAGCAGGATATGATCACTATCCCAGTTCATGCCCCAGATGGGATGCTTGTTGGGTTTGTGGGAAGATCTGTAGAAGGTAAGACCTTTAAGAATACCCCAGGTCTTCCAAAAGGTAAGACTTTATTTAATTTAAACCGTGTAAAGAATTCACGTACTGTATATGTGGTGGAGTCCTCTTTTGACGCCATACGCCTTGACCAGTGCGGTTTCGCGGCGGTAGCAACACTTGGCTCAAACGTATCTAATTTCCAAGTAGACTTGCTAAAAAAATACTTCAATGATATAATTGTCATTGCAGACAATGATGAGGCAGGCGGCAACATGAAAACTAGGCTTATAGAAAAGCTTGGTTCTCGCGTCTCTGTCTTATTGTTAGAAACAAAATATAAAGATATTGGTGACATGAATGACGAAGATATTAAAGCTCTAAGCTTTAGCTTCGACCAGTCAATAGCCGAAATATTACAATAACAATATAAACAAAGTATATCAAAACACATAAGGAGAAAAATATGAGCGTAGTTAAGGGTCTCAAAAATATTAATGCCCTGCTCGACAAGCCAAAGTACGACAGCGATAAGCCTCGCGTTCGTTGGCTGAAACTAGCAGATTCACAGTCAGTCAAGATTCGTTTTGTCGAAGAGCTGGATGAAGAGTCTGCCAATTATAGTGAAGGCCGTGGCCTCTCTATGGTGGTTAAAGAACACACCAATCCAAAAGACTACCGTCGCAAGGCTGTAGACACTATGGACTCAGAGGGCCGAGACTGGGCTGAAGAGATGCATCGCAAAGATCCAAAAGCTGGGTGGCGTGGACGTCTTCGTTTCTATTGCAACGTTCTCGTTGACGATGGAATTGAAGAACCATACGTTGCTATCTGGTCAATGGGTGTAAGCAAGATGTCATCTTTCAACACCATTCGGGAATACGCTTTGGAGACGGGTAGCATTTCAAATCTTACCTGGAAGCTTAAGCGTAACGGTCAGGGTACGGAAACAAGCTACACGCTTATTCCTTCGGCTCCAGATAGCGAGCCGTTTGACTGGGGTAGTGCAGAGCCATTCGATCTTGAATTGGCTTTGACGCAGGTACCCTACGCAGAACAAGAAGCCTATTACTTGGGCTTTGATACACCTTCTGTTACCTCTGCCACTAACGTGGAGTGGTAATCTAGGATGGGATACGTTGGCTTACATGTTCACACTCATTTCAGTCTTTTTGATGGAATCGCTACTCCACAGGAGTATGTAGACAGAGCGGCAGAACTGGGAATGACTGCCTTGGCAATCACTGACCACGGTTCTCTTTCTGGTCACAGAGAGATGTATCGCGCTGCAAAAAGTAAGAACATTAAGCCAATACTTGGCGTGGAGGGCTATATTACCGAAGACCGCCTTGACAAGCGGGATAGGGACAGTAGAGAAGGTCTTTTAGACTTGGTCTACAATCACATAGTCCTCCTAGCCAAGAACCAAAAAGGTTTAGAAAATCTCAATAGGCTCAATGAGATTGGCTGGACAGAGGGCTTCTACAAGAAGCCACGCATTGACTATGAAGTTTTAAATCAGTATAAAGAGGGCATTATTGTTACCTCTGGATGTCTTAGCGGAACTGTTGCTAAGGCAATTGAAGTTGGAGAGATCGCAGAGGCTAAGCGACAAATAGAGTGGCACAAGGGTGTTTTTGGCGATGATTATTACATTGAGGTAATGCCACATAACCCAGCTGAGATTAACCACCAGCTACTAGCTCTGGCAGATGAGTTCGGGGTAAAGCCAGTAGTGACTCCAGACTGCCACCATGCACACACAGGGCAGAAAGACATCCAAGAGCTTAAACTAATTCTTAATACATACAGTAATAAGATTGAAAAAGACGCTACCTTTGAAAAGTCTAAGAAGCATGCCAATCTCATGGACAGACTTGATTATCTCTATGGTGCAGATCGACAAATGAGTTTTAAC